CAGCAACTACAGCTCTGATACTAATACCACCAGAACTTCCAAAAGGTGCTGCTGCAAACGATGATCCTCCAAAATACATATGTTACCTCGCTGTTGGGAAGCTTGTGCTATCCCAAGTCATTGAAACTCCAGGCACTATACCATCCCATTTTCTAATTAAAACAGATGAAGTGTCTAGATTTGCTCTACTTCCTGTAGGTAACACAGTTGCATCTGCAGTTATTGTCACTGTTCCAGAAGACAGATTTGTTCTGCTTCCAGTGACAGATACTGTTGCATTTGCTGCCACATCAGCATTACCTATTGTTAAATTTATTCTACTACCTGTTACAGATACCGTTGCACTTGCAGATATTGTTACATCACCCGTATTTAAATTAGTTCTAGATCCATCAGGTTCAACAACCGCTTTTCCAACAATGGTCGGTGATCCGGTGTTAAGATTTACTCTGCTTCCTGTTACAGAATATTTAGAAGCAAAGGTAGGTGTGCCTGTGTTTAGATTTACTCTGCTTCCTGTGATCGCGGTTATAGCCTTACCAACTATTGTTGGATCTCCGGTTGAGATATTAATCTGTGATCCATCAGGTGTGACTATGACACCAGCACCCTCTATAATTGTAGTGTTACCTATTGAGAAATTTAATCCGCTACCAGTTACCGCAAAATTAGCCTTACCAACTAATGTAACAGATCCAGTAGATTCGTTGATTCTAGAACCACTAACGTTAACGAAAGCGTTAGGGTTAAAACCTGGGTCCGCAAAAGGCGATGCCGAAAAGGGTGTTCCTCCAAAATACATATATTATAATCCTTAAAAGGAGACTGTGTGGTATGTGGTGGTGACACAGCCTCCATCTAAGAATTATATCATCGTTTAAACCAAGAAGGAAGACCTAAATGTGGACGCTTGTCAAACATGTTATCTCTAGCTCCCGGTGTCTTTCGATTGTTATAATGCAGAAAAACCTGTACGCATTCTTTGCCTTTGAATTTTTCTCTCCAATGTTCTAGCTCACAACCAGAATAAACCAACATATCTCCTGGTTTTAAATCTACTCTAACACCTTTCTTACCTACTTCTCCAGATGGTTCTAAATATATTGGCCAATCATCACCACCAAGATTCATGGTTGTGGATATCTCACAGGAGAATCTATCTTTGTGTCTTTTTAATTCATCACCTTTTTTGTATATTCTCGCGTATGTATAAGATGGATATAATTTTAATCCTGTTGCTTTCTCCATACCCGGTTGACATTTAAGTAATAAAGTCTCCATGGCGATATTGCCATAAGAAGAATAAGTGTTTGGTATCTGTTCATTCTCTGCTTCATAATAACCTAGTATATTTTCAAAAGGTGAAAAGTATCTTGCTTGTCTACAAGTATCATAAACCTGTTTCTGCATCCTAAAATAATTTGCAACAAAAACTGCTAGGTCTTTTGATATAGCTTGTCTGATTACTGTATACTTTTTCTTTTTAAACATCTTTAGCCATTTCTTTTGGAACTGCTTGTATATTCCAATGTATAAATCTAAACGGTTCTTTACCATGATCTACTGCATACTCATGTTCTAAATAACCTGGAAATATAATAAGTGTACCTGGTTTTGGTTTAAGATGAAACTGTTCATGACCAGGCCATATACCTTTTATGTCTGGTTTCATATGTAATTTAGTTGTTCTTGCACCAGTCTTTGGTTCGTGAAATACAGGATAAGAGGTTTTATCACTACATTTTAAAAAGTAAAAACCTGATACGTGTTGATTCCAATGTATATGTGCCGAATGATGTCCACCACCTTTTTTAGAAAACTCCTGTACCCACAACTCACTAAACATAGTTGTATATTTAGACATATCATAACCTTGATGGTCTAGATACTCCCAAGACTTTTGACCAATATAATTTCTAAAATCTAAAAAATCATTGTCGACCGTAAGTGGTGTTGAGTGGTAAGATCTTCCAAAGTCACCATGTTTTTTTATATATTCTTTTTCTCTCTTACGAGCTTCTTGAATATATTTATTACTCGCTTTGTTTAACGATTTAACAAACTCTGGTTTTTCCTCACTCCAAACCATGGTTGGAAAATAACTATTTATAAACATTATCTAAAAGGCCTCCCTAAATGCCATACCACAAGACTATATCTTGTGCC